TGCTGAATCAAGTGTTGGTGTAAATTTTACAATTGTGTCAATACTTGAAGCAGTACTGTTCATTTCGGAAATTACAATTATAGAGGAATCAGATCGCAGTTTAATATATTGAGATGTATTGTATAATATAATGGACAACGCTATTTGAAAAAACAAACCCATTTTTTAAACCGCAATCGCATCGTTTTGACGGCGCTATTTGAAAAAAGATTACTGACGGCGCTATTTGACAAAAAAAAACTGCGATTCCGTTTCTATTTCGCAGTTTGAAATGCAGTTTATGAGACTTTTGCACAGTGTTTGTGCAACTGTGCAAATTATTTATCAGGTTCACTAAATAAATCTCCCTGAGCATCAGATTGGTCTTTGCCTTTCTTGTTGTAGCCCTTGTGATTAAACTCTTTGTCGATTGTTTCTTTCGTGCTCCATAGGTACTGACAATTCTCGCAAAGACGAACACGGCTATTCACAGTATCCCATCCACGCGTATCTATCGCTGTATTCTTCTCATGCTTACACTTAGGACATATCATTTTAGTAGTATGTAAGTTTTAATTTGCAATAATTCGCTGACAGTGTTTACAATCTCCGGCTCTGATGTTACCGCCATGCTGCACAAATCCCCAAGCTGACCGCTATTGATAAATTCGCTTATTTCCCGGTCGAGCAAATCAGAATAGTGGTTAGAGTTCGGTAAGTTTAAAATGTTATATATCTGAATACCTTTGAGTGCAAGCATCACTACCGGTCTGTCTGATCTCTTCTTAGATTTCATTCCGTTTTTGCATAACTTTTCAAAATCTTCTCGCCTCATTATATCGGATATTTTCTCCTCAAAATTAATCAAGTATTTGACTCTCTCCATTAGTGCTGAGCGGGTCTTACCGTTGATAATCCTCGATACGGTGCTGCGTGATATTCCGAGTATGTTGCATATATCTTTACGCTTCATTTAGGTGGTAAGTGTAGTGTTGTAGTTTTAAAATTTCCCCTGCTGAACGGATCGTTTATTCTACTGCTGAACGTTGTGATTCTTTTATAAATGCTTCATATTGGAAGGTTTCTTCCTGTGAGATATGACACCCGATTTTTGCCAAATCACTTTCTTTCATCCTTGATTTGAGCAATGCCTGCTTATCTATATCCTCTTTAACTCTAAGGTATTCACGAAACTTCTTGGAAGCTTTAATCAGATTCTTAACAGCATCCCATGTGAAGCCCTTAAGCGTTTTAAGTGCAGGAGTACCATGCCGGAACGAAACGACTCCATAGTTTAATTCTTTTGAACGCTTATCACCAAACTCATCTTTGTGATCAACACAAAATAACTCGATATTACGTTCGTGTTTGATGATCTCGCTATTTGCAGAATTTAGATCAGCTTCATACTTCTCTGTGATTTTCATCATCTCGGCGTTCATGCGAGATTCAAGGTTACTCTTTGTAGAGGTCAGCTTAGCAATGTTTTTCAACCCTTCGTCAACATCAAGCCAACTCTTCAAAGTTGTTTCTTGGTCTTTAGTTTTGGTCTTTGCCATGATTTTTTTGTTTTTGATTTTATAAAAAAAGAGCGGACTTATGCCCGCTCAAGGTTTCGTTTCTCTATAGCGGATAAAACTTTGATGACTTTATCCGCCTGCTTTTTGTTCATAGCTCCATAAAGAGCTACCATTTTACAATTCTGTATTTCCCAAGGTGTCAACCTCTTCCGAAGCTCAGGGAGAATTTCAATGATCTTACTGAAAGTCACCTGAATATCCCATTTGAATTCCCACCTTGCTACTTTAATAATTTTCTTTCTCTGGGCATCTGTCATACCTGAGCCGGTTCCAAATAACTCGTCAACCTTCTTCTGGTTCGTTTTAATAGCCCGTGCTGACTCAATCAACCGGTTATACATCATTGATGCCTCGTGATCAGTTAAGCTCTTAATTGAGAGCTTTGTATCATCTGTGAATATCGGAGAAGTTCCGGTTCTCGTTTCTAACACTCGAAGAACTTCACCTTCAATAAAATCACGGGCATTGTCTTCGCCTGAGATCACAGTTGCAAGTGCATAAATTTTTTTGTTGTGATAGGCACGTTTATTCTTAAATCCCTTATACATCTCTACCTCCTATGACCTCGAACCATCTGCACTCGCATTTCGGACACACCAGATCAGTTACCTTTAAATTATCGGTCGGCACTTCTTTTAAGTTGCCGGTTACGTTAAAACCGCAATCAAGGCATACGTAATGCTTGTTGATAAAATACCCGGTAATTGCATTCTGATCCTGATTTACAAAATTTACTGATTCCACTGCTGACATTTTAATTCCTCCTTTTTGTTTAAAGAATAATTGTTTTTTGGTCTTTCAGGCACTCATCAATATAGTCCTGACGTTCTGTCTCTTTGTTGAATTCCTGATTAAGTACTTCCCATGTGCCGGCATCGGCGTTATACTCCTGAACCGCCGGCGCATAACCGATACCGAATCCTTTCCGGATCAGACGAAATCCGGCTTTCGACAACTTACGCATATCTTCTCTACTCATCATGTGCCTCGATTTCTAAGATTTTCTGAATGTCGATGTCAATGTTAAACCCGATTTGCTCTGCCATATTAGCAATTGTCTTTAGCTCATTGCGGGCTAAGACTTTCAACATCTTTAGATCAGAACGGCGTTTACTCATTTTTGCAACGAGAGCACCTTCGGGAGTTGCATCACGTTTTTTTACAGCGACCTTCCTGTCACCCATCAACTCTATATCCTCATCATGATAATCGAGAAGTGTTCTCTGACACTTCACTATCATTTGAAGAATAGCAGCTTTTTGTCTCCGCTTGCCAAGCGTACTGAGGTCTTCAAGTGTTACTACTTTGCCGTTTGTATCAACGACTTTGTTTTTTGATTTTAGCTCTTTAGTCAGAGCGGATGATTCACTCATCGTTTTGTTTTCCTTTCTCCGGTTACGGAGTTATTTGAATTAAAAAGAATTTTTAGTTCAGTATTAAATAAAGTTGTATCAAACTCCCAACGACAGACATACTCTCCTGTTGCCCTAACTACAAACGTTACACTGACGCCGTTTGGAAAGTCCTTAATCCTCGCGTAATAAGTCGCTGCGAGCGATTCAATCATTCTAAACAATTTTAACTTATCCATATCGGTTATTTTTTCAGTTATAAATGTTTCCACTTGTCAAATAAATTTACTTCTTCCGGCTCATCAAGATTTACTCTTGATGCTTTTTTGCTCTCAGGAATATCAATTCTCGTAGCCCGGTGTTTAAAATCCGACTCAAGCTCACGCATCTTCTCATGAAGTTCTTCCCTCTTATTAAGTATTGAACCGGCTTCGTTAAGCTCAGGCATAAATGCGTGAACACCTTTAGCAAGATTTACATCAATCGCAGATTCAGCAGCTTTCCGAAGTTGCTTCTCGAACTTCTTATTTGTTTCCGCTACTAATGCCTGTCTCTCACGATTGGATTTTGACCTGAGCGATTCGAAAGTAGCGACAAACATACCTTTCTCTTTAGTCTCGCCGGTCTCTTCTATTAAATGATCTTCGATTGCATATAAGTCAACGCTTTGCATGTCAAGCGGATTGTAATAAACAGCATACTTCTTATCGCATAGCACCGGATGTATTTCATGACCCGGTGAAGGTGAATATATTCCATGCTTGCCAAACTCAAGCATCTGGTAGCCGACCTTCTTGATTGCATATTCCATATTAGCAAGTCGCAATTTGACCGGGTCAATCATTTCTTTTTCATAGTACATATAGTGACGGTTGAAGTTGTCCCTGATCGAAATCAACTCCTTTTTGAAATCCTCATCAGTAATTTCTCTCTCTCTGATTTGATAAAATCCCTCAATGTAGTTATCAAATTCTCTTATGAATTGCTCCACCGTATGATCAGCTTCCTCCGGTGATAACCGTTTGCCGGTATGTCTTACCTCGGCTCTACCGCCTCCGATATAATTTTTCCACTGAGCGTTGAATTCAGTCTTGACAAATCCTGTCCCGAACATCCTCTCGACAGGTTGCTTATGGAGCGGTTCATACGCGGGACCCGGATCATGAGCTATTCCAAGACGGTCAAGTAACTCAACGCACTTCTTTGATGCAGCAAGTCCGTTATCCATCAGTACAACTTTTGGTCTTCCCATTTGCATCAATGCCTTTAAAAGCAATTGTTTCACGTCCTCAGCTTTGAATTCACGTGTCTTGATTTCGTATGCAAGCGGAAACATTGTTTTACCTTCAATCACCATCCACATGTATATCTTTCTTGTCTCGAATTTCCCTCGAAGCTCATTCCAAACTTGAGTACCGGCAACGTCCATGACTTTGTCATCAAGCATGAAAGTTTCCATAAATTTCAAATCTCTCGTAAATGCACCTTCATTATATAGCCGCTTCCTGCGGTGCGAGTTGTAAGCATTTTCCATCACATGTTTCTTGTCAATCGCAAACCGGTCAATTATCTTGGTAACGTTATCACGTAGTGTCGAACGTGGGATTGCTGCAAGTTCCCAATATTCCTCCCGCTTCTTTGAGAGCATTTCAATTCGCTGAGTAACTAATCTTACTGATGGTCTTTTTGATTTGTCGCCCTGGTAAAAATTATAAACTAATGCTTTCAATTTTTGGTATGCATCCGAGTCCTGGAGAATCGGATTCTTTCTGCTGAACTTATCACTCCTTGTTTGCCTCTGTAATTTCATAGTCTTCATCTTCCGGTAACAGCTTACAGAAGACCATCCTTTAATCTCCACACCACGGTCTTTCCACTCTTCCACTTTCATCTGGATTTCCTGAACTATGTCAGCCCGTGAATCCGGATTAAAATGACCTCGACTGATCAACGGCTCAAACTCTGCGACTATTTCCTTGATGATTTTTTTTCGAATCTTTGAGTTTGCAAGTTCACTCCGCTCAACAACGTGACGTACGCCTTTGTCTGTGTATGTGAAAATTGTCCCTTCTGAAATTCGATTGTATAAAGTCCTTTTGCTTATCCCCTGCTGTTTGAGGTAGGTTTCAAGTCTCATTTAAAATAATTTTAATTGCCCGCTAAATGCTGCCGGGTTTAGTTTCCAAACTGTATTATTATATCCTGTCTGAGGGTTCTTCCTTGCTGTGCCGTCTGTGATTAATAGCTCACCTTCTCTTAGTTCATTAAGTCTTGCAGATACGAGGTGAACAGGTATCTTGGTAACTTTCTCTAATTCCTGCATAGTCAGTCCCTGCCATCCTTTAATAGCAGCGACACGAATATGATATATAATTTTCTCGTAGCTTTTTTTTCTGTAGCCGCTTTTTATGAGGACATCCTTCCACGACTCATCACGCATCAGCTCCGAGTACCACCCTGCCCTGACTCTGCTACCCATAATATGGACCTAATGGATAATCCGAATCCTCAATTCCATCAAAGTCAGCTTTCAACTGGTCGAAACAAACATCGCAATAACCCTTATTGATAAATTCAAACTCAGTCGTCCCTGCAGAGAACAGTCCGCAGAGACCACAATATCCTTGACCCATTGCGTGTTTAGAGCAATAAAATTCATTTATATAATCTTCTTTTGTATAGTCATACACTTTGCAAGTGATACTTTCTTCACTGCACCCATTGACTTGGCATTTCGGCTGTCCCGCATCGGTGTCAATGTTCCTCTCAAATATTGCGTCCATCTTTTTTTTGTTTTGATTTCTTGACCGGGTTAATATTAGAGTTAGCAATTAATTCATTTCGCTTTCTGAAAATACTGTCTGACGTATCAGTTGGAATGTGATTCGGCGTTGCTGCCGTCTGCTTCCATTTCTTAATGTTCGGAAGTTTGAAGTTACTTAGTGCGTTGGTTTTCTCTCTCACCGCTTTAAGTTTTATTTTGTTTTAACTCGGATGCTCCGGGCTTGGCATCCGACAAAGGAGAACATTACTAAACAGCGCTGCCCGGATTTAAAAATACAGCACCACCCAAAGCCCTTTTCGAAATCAAAAATCCATTTTTTAATTTATGATTCTCTCTGAGTGGTGTAATTAATGTACCTGTCAGGTCGTAATAAGATTTTGCAGTCATGTATCCGCTCCGATACGCGAGAGCTTCCTCATACGTATCAAATACCACCGGCTTTGATACTTTGTAGCCCTTTGAAATATGATGTGCCAGCCACTTGGCTCTAATCACTGATTTGATGATGAGTATCATTTGGATGCCACCATACTTTTAATTCTTTCCCATTCTTTCTTTCGTTCGATTGACTGTAGAGCATTTTTTTTAATTGTAGCGATACATCTTTTTAGGGCATTTATATCTTTAAGTACGTCACGAACGTTTTTGCGTGTACCGATCCCGATAGGGAGATCTAACATTCTCTCGATTTGTCTTTCCGCATTCATTGTTAACTCATCGTATGGTTTTGGTAATACTTTCATTCCCCTGCCTCCTTGTCCTTTCCGGATGTTTTTGAAGCACCGAAGAATGCGAAATAATCTTCAGCGTTTTTGAACTCAACGAAATTTGTGATTACGATATTGTGACTTGACGAACAAACCATTTTCGATGCTATATCTACGGCATCTCCGAGCGTGAGCATTCCCTCTGTAAACATTCCAAAGTTGCATTCGCCCATACTTTTTTGACTTCTATATTTAGCTACGACGAACCAGTATCTCTTTGAATTTTTCATTTCCCTGCCTCCATAGCTTTTATAATCTTCCGAAGAATAAAAATTCTTCTGTTTATTCCTTGGCGATTTCGCGGATACCAATAAGGGTAGGTGTGGAAAGCAGCTGGTTCGAATTTTTTAACCTCAATAAAAACCGACATAATATCGCCTACGTCGCATAATCCTGCCAACACTTCGCATAGCCCTTGATCATAGTCCAGCTGTTTCCTCATCTCTATAAAATCACTCAATGCTTCTTTGTAAATTCTCAACCTTGTAGCTCTTTTCATTTCCCTGCCTCCACTTCTTTAATATTTGAGATTATTTCTTTATCTCGATAATAAGCATACTTAATCAACTCCGTTCTGTTGTCCATCACAAATACAGCATCGCATTTATCGATTGCTTGTTTCTCCACTTCTATTGGTGTAGCCTCAGTAGCAGTCTTAGTCAGCCCCAGCGGATTCACAACCTCATGCCCTAAGTCCTGCAACTTCTTTTGAACCACTCCGGTCTTTTGCGTCACCTCCACCAGCGATCCCCTCAGATTTGCGATTAAGTAGATTGTCACTTCAACTCCTCCCACGCTTTATCTTCGATGATGAATCTTCTCTAAGAAGGAATAGTCTCATAACAAACCCGCCTGTTTGATATTTTTATTAAAAAGTGGATTCCATACTTTTGTGAAAACGAAATTATATGATAAGCCATAAATACCATGGATGGTGCGAGTTAATCTACGAGGAAATAATCTCTGAACTGTCAGAGGAAGACAAAGAAAGGATAATTCGCAATGCTTCTCAATTAACTCCCGAACAAATACACGAGAAGTTTCAAACCGTAATGCCAGATATATACACTTTCTTAAAAGCAACGACAACTGCACGGCAGAAAAGCAAGAAATGGAACAAACATAAGGATAAAGACTTTCTGTATCTGTTCTCGTTGAAGTGTCTATTAGATGGTCAAGACTTAATGTCGCTGATGATGGATATGCCCATTCACGGGGGCTATCGTGAGGTGGCTGCTTTTTACTCGGTGAAGGCTGTTGAGCTGAAAGCGAAAACTCGGAAAGTGAACTTTGATTACTTTCCTTATCACAAACATATTGACGACGAAGATTAAGATTTTTTGTTAAATCCTCCGTACACATCAAAACTCTCAATGTAAATCTTCTACTATCCTTCATCATTTCAACTCCTCCCACGCTTGTCCGTAAGCTGTTACTATTTTATCTTCTGTTTCCGGGCTGGCTTTTCTTATTCCCGTTATTATGTTGTTAAGAGTTGAGACCGGAAGTCCCGCAAGATTTGCAATCCTCGTAAGAGTAGGTCGCGGAGTTTTAAGTTTTTTGCGAATTGATTTTAAATTCATTGTTTGGCTTGCCATTTGTATATTGTATAAGTTTATACAAAGTTCACGTTCGTGGGCAGGTAAAAAAAGGTAAAAATAAATCCACATACGTGGGCATAAAAGAACGAATAGTTGAATTGCGAAAATCAACAGGAATGAAACAACGTGAATTTGCGGAATGGCTCGGAGTTTCAAAATCTGCGATTTCGATGTATGAACTCGGAGATCGTAAACCCAGTCACGAGTTCTATGAGAAAATGGCAGAGAAACATTTTAACATCAATTGGCTGTTGACTGGTGAAGGAAAGCCATGCATGGATGCTTATGTAGATAAAAGAGATGCTATGCTGGCTACAAAAAAAACTCCTAAACTTGAAAAACAGAAATAATTTACTATGAGAAGAACCGCAGACAAATTCAGCAAAGATGAATGGAAAGTAATTTTGATATTAGGTGTCATAGCAGCTATATTGTATTTAATTTTTAAAATTATTGGAGCGTAAAATGAAAAAGTTATTATTTTTCTTACTATCATTTCAATTAGTGCTGTCCGGCTGTGAGTCAAACAAGCAAGAAGAATTTCTCAATACTGCATCTGCCTACATTGGTATGATTAAAGACTATACCGCCTACGCACCCGATCCGAGTTATTCAGTTAAAAAATTCAAAGAACTTCAATCAGATGTCGATAATTTAAATGTTCCCGACGGATATGAGAAAGGTGAAGAATTGAAACAGGAACTATTAATTCTAATTGATAAAAACATTAAATGGTCTGAGTGGAGGTTTGAACAATCAAAAAAACCGGAGGACAATGTGACCAAAGTTGCATATCATATAATAAAGAACACAAACACCATAGAGGTTGAAAAAATTATTCAAAACATCAACGATGAAATTGAAAAAACAAAACTGAGATGAACTCCGAACCAACTCATAATTTTCAATTTTAATCACCACCTCTTCGAATGTCTCTCATCACCGGTTAAAATTTCATCTGCCGGCATATCATCATCATCAACCGTATCAATGCCCATTCTCTTTGTCAGCCATAGAGCATAGTCGCCTGCCTCCGAGAGGTGAGTTATTTTTTTGTTAGATTTATCAATTGCAAATCCGTCTGTACCTTCTTTCCATTTTACCAACTCCCTATCTTTAATAGTCTCTACGCATCTGTCACTAATGATATACCTTTCTGTCTCAAGAAGTTTATTTGTCCAGTTGACTCTCTCTCGAACCGGTGGATTAGTTTCCTCAAATTCAATGATCGGTTCAAGCCCTGCTTTATAAAACTTTTTCGCAATAATATCAATATCACTGTCTCCGGCTCCAGAGCTTTTGTGACTTCTACCGGTTGCATCTCCGGTTATGATTAATCCCCAATCTTGCTTTAAGTTTGGGTAGGTATCAAAAAGCCGGTTAATAACAACGTCGCAAAGCTCTGCTGTATTGCTGCCGTTAATTTTATACTCTCCCACCTGAAATCTTTTATCACCAACTATAACATATTCCGCACATGTCATGGGAGTGTAGTTAAAGTCAAAGCCAAGCAGAATTGATAATCTTTTTCTCTGTGCAGCGATTATTGATAAAATCAACTCATGTTTTTGCTTGTTCCTTTCACGAAGAAATTCGTAATAAGCCACAACCGCTGCGAGGTTAAGATTCTTACCACACAAATAAACTTCCTGCTCTCTGGCTGTGTATTTTGACTCAAGAATCTTAATGTAATTTTTGGGCAGATACATATGGTTCTCGTAAGTCGTAAATGTATCAGCATAAATTTCGTCCGTTTCGAATTGTTCTAACTCAAAGTATTCATGACCCCAACTCATTTTCTCCGGCTCAGCTGTTCCACCAAGAATATACCTGAGCCATACTGCTCTGAGGTCTCTGATTCTTTCCAGCCATACTTTATATTTATCCTGCGCTATTGAAAACGGCTCGTTAACATCACCACTTGCGACAGTCATTCCTTTGATTGCCTGATCTGCACCGATCACTATTATAGTTGCAACTTCATCTTTCGATTGACCGTGATAGATTTTGAATTCCTGTTCTGACTTGATGTAGTTGTATTCAAGTGCATTTTGCATGCAATGTTTTTCTAACTCAACCACAACCGTTCTTTCAGCAAGACCAATCGTGGGCGACATGGATAAATGAGGTAACGGTCGGTTCACAAATGAAAGCCCGATTGCCTCCGCAGTAAGAGTACAAGTTTTGCCCGAACCGACTCCACCTTTTATTACTTTAGTCTCTTGACTTGCGGCATGCCATCTTCGGGCTTTACCTGTCTCTTTGTCTTGGTCATACTCAGGAAGAATTATCTCAAGTATCTGCGACATGTTCATTGATGTGGTAATCTTCGACTTGTCAGGAAGTGACAATTTCCTTTCCTCAATCAATGCTTGTTGATATAATGAAAGATTCCGCTTAGCCATGTGCGTGCTTTTTTATAAGTGAAATTACTTCCGACTTTGTAACGTCCGGCTTTACTTCCTGCAGGCATTTATATACAGTATCAAAATCAGGATTGACCTCTATCATTGAATTGCTCTTAAGGTCTTTATACATCCGTGTAAGTTGCAAGACTAATTTCATATCGAACCTCGTGCCGGCAACTCTGATAGCTTCCTGAACAAGATGAAATATTTGCGACTTCATCAATTGTTCTCTATCAACTCTCATGAAGCTACTGCCAAGCGATTCATTGTATGCAGTGCATAACACAAGTGCAATATCTTCGATGTAATCTTTCTCAACCTTGAACGCAACGCCTTTGTGCTTGAAATACAATCCCGCTTCCGGTGCAATCAAATCAATCTCAAGAATTTCATTGATGAATTTTTTAATACCCTCCGCAAATTGCGATTCGTCTATATCCTGATCAGGTTTAATCTTGGCTGCCTTATGACCGGTGATTTTTCTGCCGGTCTTTTCGGATGCAATTTTCACTGCCTGTTTTTTTGTCTTACCGGAAAGCATCACTTCTGTTACAAGACTTTTCTCGCTTGCAGTTACCGGGTCTTTCTCACTGCCGAAATCAGAACGCCGTTTCCTGATGCCGGGTCGCTCTGACTTCATTGCACGATAAAGAGTAACCTGTGAAATTTTGTAAGACTTCATTACAGACTGGAACATCTCTTTGTATTTTTCTTTATCAGCAACTTTCAGCTTTCGAAGTTCCGAGATGTCCTGCTTAAACTTATATGTGTTTTTTTCCATTTGTCGGAGTTATTTGAAAAATTATTTTAAATTTTGCACGCTTGAATTACATTATTAATGATGCTTGAATAATCTTCAGGCGGGATGACTAAGTACGGTCTTGCCGGCATAGTTATTGTGTATGCCTTGGTCATAGTCTCTTTGGTGATTCGTTTATGTTGCTTTGATGCAAACACAGTTCGCTTTCTGCCGGTCTTATATTTTTTCTCTCTGAAACGTATAGCACGTGCCGGCATATTGATAGTTCCTCCTTCCTGATGAATCCTTGAATATTGTCTTGCAAGAGGTCCCGGCATTAGTTTGATCATAACACCGTTTGCATCTATGCTTGCCTCAGCTTGTATCTGGCTCATTGCACCTGACACGACTAATGTTTTTGTACCTTTAGCTTTGCCGGTTTTCTTTGATGGTATCCAAGCCGGTCTTCCACCTACTTCAAAATTTTTCAGCACTGATTTCGTTGCCTCAGCTTCAAGAGTCTTCGCGGCTTTAACCTGTGTCTCCTCTTTGAGTGTGTGCAGCTTGGCAGCTATTTTCCTTATCTGTTCATCCATATCACAGTTCCATTTTGATAATTTTCTAATTCGCTGGCTTTGATTTTTCTCGGCGGTTGTTTTATCCCATCAAAGTGCTGAACTATCTCATATCCGTTCTGTACTTCCGAAATGTAAGTAACAACTGTTCTGTACTTCCCGGTATCGTTTGAGAAATAACGAGTACCCCATACCTGAGCAGCGTTAGTGGTATTGAAATTGGTAAACTTGTTTGCATAATCTCTCATGTCTTTTGTCACCTTGCTCCAGTTAATTTCTTCGAGTTTTGAGTCAAGCCATTTTTGATAAATAGAAGCAACCTCACCGGAGTTTCTTCTGAAATTTTCACCGACTCCACCTTGCGTTACTATTTCTTCAATATCAGATTCAGTTGCAGTGCTTTCTATGCCGGTTAGCTCTGCGGCTGTAAGTGGCTTCGGATAACATCTGCAATTAAAATCATTAGGCGGATATATGACAAGCCAGATTGGATCATCAATCAGCCAAACCCTGTCCTCAAGTTTTTCATGTGCTTCTCTTACACGATTGTCTTCTCTTGTCTTGTATTGAATCGCAACATATATTCCGCTGCCCTTTATCTTATGCCAGTAGGAAGCCGACCACGCGGAAGTAACCGCGGTTCTGAAATCTGTTGCAAGATAACCGGCGGGTGGAGTCTCTCCTGTATGAGAATATTTTGAAATAAAACCTGATGCGAGTTTTACAAATAACTCTTTTGGATCGGTGGTTTTTCCGGATACGTCTTTGACTAAACCCGGATCGGTTAAGATTCTCACGGATAGTTCTTTGAGTTTTTCCTGAAGCTGATAATCCAGAACTCCCGCAATCGTAAAGCTCTCAACCATAAAATTTTGAAGCAGTGCCTTTTCAATATCAGTGTAGTTAGTCCTGAACCGAAAAGGATCATTGGAGAATTTCATCACCGGCTTAAGTAACCTGCCGCGATCAAAGGATTGCTTCACACCATTGAATATATAATTACCTGTGCGAAGCATCATTGCGGTATGATCAAGATCAAGCCGCATCACCACATATCTCGTTTCATTCTCTTTGGGTATCCGTCAACTACGATCTCTGACTCCAACTCCGGCGATTCACCTTCAGTGAATGTAAGCGTTGCTTTGCCGTTGGCAATATCCTTCAGATAATTAATTGCTGCATCGTATTTGTCTAACACCCACTCAGGAATTTTATTCGGCTGTATCCTGTCGTGCAGATGCCAAAGTGTAATGCTGTATGTTGTGGACTTAATAGACTCAGGCGGCGACTCCAAAGGAAGCTGCTTGATTTTTGAACGCAGATAAGAATCAACCATGCTCTCTGCTGATTCAATTGCAACAACTAAGTTTGCATCCGTACTATCTGTCAGGTTGTCATAATCTTTCTGACTGATTTTTTTTAGCACGTACGCCTTATCAATGTAGTTACCCATTGTCTGTATCCTCCATTAAATATTCCCGAAGCTCTTTTTCAAAATCATCTTTGATGGTTGATGATGGCGGGACATTGTTCGCAGGTCTTTTATATTCTTCTACTTCCACTCCCATCTGATCAACGATGTTTTCTTTTGTCGGTCTGTAGCCGATGTCCGCGAGATTTCTGTTAACTTCGCTTTGTGTCTTTTTGTCCGACAGCGTTTTTACCTTGATGAACTCGACAGAGGGCTTGTCATCAGTAAGTCCGTATGACATTTCATAACCACGTTTAATCAGCGTCTCAAGAGCATCAGAGATCACTGTCAGATTCGCAAATGCAAAGTCGTCACTTACCCTCTCTTTAATTTCCAAAGCCGCTCTTGAACCGTTCTTACCCATCTGAGTAGTCTCTTCCTCTCCAAGCGTGACCAGCGTTATTTCTGAGTTCCAATGCTTGATAGTTTTCAAAAATATATCCGCACCGGTTCCTTTCGCATTATCATTCAAAAGTGAAATGTCGCTGTTCTTGGGCATGACCAAGTAGCCCATCGCCTTAGCAACCTTAAATGCTTTTAACATCTCCTCCTTTTGTCGAGGGTTGACAGAGTCGTACTTACCAATTTTAGTTGGTGCAGCAAATTCTTCTATGAATACGCTCATGTCTTTTGTATGATAACTCTTGAGATAATACAGCAGACACAACGCAATATAAATCCCGTCCATGAATGCGTTCTCCTGATCACCGTCAATAGAAAATACCTGCAGTAGTTTCATTGGATGGATATTGACTTTCGTCAAGATACCTATGTCATATCTGTCAGGGTTGGCTTGCATGAAATTTCTGATGTCAAGAGCAGTAAAAGAGTTGATGTCGAGGATGGAATATTCGAGTGTCTTTTCGTTGTAGATGTAAAGCTCATTCGGTATAGGTCTGATCTCTTGCGGAAGTATCATGCCGTTAACATAATACCAGTTGATCTCGAACTGTTTTATACCTTTTGTATTTGCTTCTACGCAGTCGGCAAAAAATCGCTTTAGCTTCATACCCAGATGAGAGATCATTTTATCTGCGTATTTTTGCATCTTCTCGTTTTCGCACTTCACTTTGAACTGCTCTTTGAGAACCGACACCTTTAATCGCCGGTTAGTTGTCTTAACACGTGCATCCCTTTGCAGAATAGTATCGCAGTACCGGTAGAAGAAATATGGAAAACCTTTTCGCCCAGCTTCGATGTATTCCAGAAGCGAATCGGATTCTATTCCTGAAAATTCCTTAGTGAACAGATCATATACATATTCCGGATTATTTGTCTTAATCACATCATGTGAAAATTCCTCCCGATTGGGTTTTTTTCTCTCAGGAGATTTCCCGAACTCCCATTTAAAAATCTTCATTTTGCTCTTACGTTTTTTTTGAACAATATTTTTAACGATTTTTTACTCTAAAATTACTCTTTTGCCGGACTCCCAAAAACCGAATTTCGCCATATCTCGTTTCTAAGCCACGAAATCGGGCTGAGGCATACAATCATACGGCTTAAAAATTTGAAACAGTTGCAACAAAAGGGGTATCATATGCAACACCGTGCAACACTCATGCAACACTCGTGCAACACTCATGCAACACCGTGCAACAAAAAAGGGGGTATATGCAACACCGTGCAACAACGTATTTTCTCAAAAACGTTTTTTACTGACCGTTTTCGCCACTTTTCCGCTAACTGTGCTCATTTTTTGTATTTTTTTTATGAGGAAACCCATTTTCCGTGCTGTTTTTTAACTTTTCGTGCAACACCGTGCAACAAAATGACACATCCTAAATCAATTAAATAGCTCACACTGGATCACGTATGCTTTCTCACGTCCGGATTTTGAATACAAATTCTGAGCTTCAGCTTTTGCCCGGTAATTCCCGCCGTCAAAAACGAAGCCCGCATCTCCATTAAATTCGTTCCAGATTATATCGCAGACTTCAAGAGGGTGCACATTCGTCTCGTCCGTTAATCCGCCGATGTAAACATTGAATCTGATCGACAACAAAGCCGGGTATCCGTCCGTCAATGTTACCTTGCCTCGCATCGTAACAATCTCTACGAACGCACAGGGAAATTTGACATTCCATTCCTCACCGTCAAACTCACCGGCATACTCTGCTGCATGTTCCAAAATCGGTTTTTCATCTTCATCCTCCAGCTCGCTTAGGTATTCGATTATCGCATCAAGTGCCTCTTTGCTTTTCATGATTTTTTTGTTACAAAAATACCGCCAAGCCCCTCAATTGAATATTGCAAACGTCCGATATAGCCTATTTAGGACACAGAGTATTTTTTACTCATACTCGTTGATATATTTTTGTGCATGAATTTTACAGATAAATGGTATCACGTTTTTTCGGCTGGAGTTTACAGCCGCTGGGTAATCAACGAAGAAGGCAAGATGGTGATGGAGGAATACGAAATCACCGAACAGCACGTTAAGATCATTGCTGACAGTTACGATCCCGATCTATACGAAGCATCCTTCACGCTCGGACATGTGGGAACAGGAGCACCTGCTTTCGGCTGGGTAGGTAAGTTAAAAGCTGAAGGTCATAAACTGTTTGCACAATTCTCTCACGTTGATGAATCTCTTGCGAATGCTTACGCAAACAAGAACTACAAGCGTTGCTCAATCGAACTTGATGAGGTGGATGGCAAAGACCCCTATCTTGTCGGTATCGCTGCGACCAACAAACCCCGCGTTCACTCACTCCCTGCGATGACTTTCAGCAGAGAGAAATCTGCTGTTTACGACATGCCGCTTAGCGATGATTTTAAATTTTCTGCACAACCAAAACCAAAACCCATGAACGAAAAACTAAAGTTACTTGCAAGCTTGTTCTCTCTCGAAGTTGATGAGCAGAGCAACGAAGATGCAGTCCTTGATAAAATCATGACAGCTGCAAAGGATAAGTTCGCCGCCGATGCAGGAATGATTAAAAAGGATGAGTTTGAAAAACTGCAATCTGCTGCAAGTAAATTTGCGACAGAAGAATTGATCAGGCAAGGCAAGATCAGTCCTCCGCAAAAAGATTATTTCGAGTCGAGTTTCAAAAGTGATTTTGAAGGCACGCTCACTACAGCGAAATCTCTCCCGGTATTACCTGAGAGACAAGCTGACGTAGTACCCGGAGGCACCGGCGCAATCACCGATCCCGGTATTGATAAGTTCACATTGCCGGACGGTAAAAAAATCGAGAACTATGATCAGTACGCCGATGCTCTGATCGACAACCCGGAGCTCGCCGACAAGTTCGAACAGTCCGATCTCGAAAAACTACCGGGATACAAGAAGTACAATTATTGATTCAGCTTTTTTTCACACGGTCGCAGGGGAGTTTCATAAAATAAACAAACTTTAATCACATGCCACTCAACATAACTTTAACAATCCCTTTAATACTTAAGGGACTCTATGAGTCGCTCGGTCTATACAACAAATGTAACAGATCGTATGACTCCCGTGTGCAATCGCAATGGGCATCCTCTGTTGATGTCCCGCGTAACCCACAGCTCGTGGTCAGAGACACAGCCGCAGCATTAGGTTCTGCCGACCGTAAAAAAACAAAGGATGATATTGATACAATCAATATTCCTTTCCAAAAAAGGATTATTCATATCACCGATCAGCTCGAAGGTAATTACGAAACCAATGGTGATTCTCTCAGAGCTTTCACCGCCGATGTAGTCCGTGCCTTCGAACGCGACTTTAATAACCTCTGTGCAAACGAAGCACTTGCTAACGCAGTCGCTGTTGGCGGTGCTGCAGTAAAGCCGTGGGCTGCTAACGAACTGCAATATGCAGACCTGAACAAAATTAATCAGTACTTCGACGGACTCGAAGTACCGAAAGAAGAAAGGGTCGTAATCATTGACAACGATGTGGCAGATCAGTTCAAAAACATTGATGTTGTAAAGTCAGCCGTTGCATTCAATAAAGACCTTCTCGAAAAAGGTGTTGCAGTTATTGATAACGTGACTTACATGATCTCTGCTAATCTGAACAAGGTAAACGGTAAGCCCGCTCTTGTCGGACTTTGGACAAAAGCCCTGGCATTCATCATTAAAAAACACATGGATCGCAAAGAAGTTTGGGACACAGAAGAAACCGTGACTCATGTGGACTTCATCGGGTACGTTGCTAAAAAAGTAACATACACCGAAGGAAGTATGGCTCTTGTCAGACCATAAGACCATGAGTTACCGCGGCACGGGGTGAGCCCGCCTGACAGCTTAATCGCCCCCACTTTTTTGAAATCAAATTTTATTTCAATAATGAAAATCAAATCATTCTTTTCTTTCTTTGTCGTTTGCCTCCTGATGACTGTTGCTTTTTTATCCGGAGGCTTTTCTCCTCCGGATGCAACAGCGCAAAGCGTCTGGTCTTACACTGACTCAACCATCAAAAATGATTCTATCCTGGTCGTCAGTCCGCCTGCAACGTTTACTGCAGGAACTATCACCGTCAAGACCGGTGACGCAGCGGATACTCTTACATTCCAACACAGAGTCAGCTATACAAGTAATTACGTTACTCAGCAAGTGGTTGACCTAAGCTCAGGCAATGCTGTATCATCAGCTGTCATTGTTCCGGCAAACACGACAAGACAATACAAATTTACTACACCTGTAATCACCGGTGTACGCATTATATCAACGACCTCAGCCGTCACAGCCGGTCGAACTGATTTCTGGTTTAACTTTATCAAGCCGTTTTATTAACACGTTTCCCTGCTGAACCAAGTCTGCCGTCTCAATCATATTGAGCGGTGGACTATTTTATTAACTTTAATCAACGATCATGACAAAAGCAAAAACGCCAACTGTAACTAAAAATAAAAAAGTGGTAAAACCGCCGACTCCTCCTGAAGATAAAGCAAAGGTAACACCGCCGACTCCTCCAGAGGATAAAGCACCGGCAGCACCACCGACTCCTCCTGAGGAAACAGCACCGGAAACAAAAAAGCTGACAAAGTTTAAAGTCGTTGCTACTCTGCACATCAGCGAGGAAGTTGTCGCAGAGAATTTCAAAGAAGCTTACGAATCAGTCGGAAAAAATAAACTGAAAGACTATATGTCATTTCAGAACACTACTGTTCTCGGATAATAAAATGTCTCAAGACGAAAAAAATACGAATGTGACTCTTAGAATCGGCTTATTCATCATCTCACTGTTAATAGCAATAGTCGGCTGGTTGACCGTCGATAAACTCAGCTCTATCGACAGCAATATCTCTGACATCCGCAAAGAAGTGAAAGAACAAAGTGGCATCCTGCACAATCACGAAAGAAGAATTTCTATACTTGAGGAAAAAGATAAATGAATCCACCTAAACCAAATTTTAATCCGCTTGTGTCAACTGCACAGCGTCAGAAGATATTCGGAAAATTCGAGTACCGCTCTTTTTCCGGCACCGATGATATTGTCATTCTCGGCAACTGGGAAAAAGAAAACATCGTGAAAGTCCATGTCCCTCAGCTTAAGAATGTCGGCGGGGGATTTGTCCCGCGTGATCTGCACGTGCGGTTTCATAAACTCGCAGCGGCTCAGCTTCAGGCACTCTGGAAAGAGTGGGAAGATGCAGGACTCCTGCACCTTGTCAAAACCTGGGCAGGATCATTCGTTCCGCGTTTCGTAAGAGGCAGCAGATCGACACTCAGCAACCACGCCTTCGGCACTGCGTTCGACATCAACGCCGCGTGGAATGGTCTCGGAAGAGTACCGGCAAAAGCCGGAACAACCGGCTCGGTTCGTGAGCTTGTTGCCATCGCACACAAACACGGATTCTACTGGGGCGGTCACTTCTCACGTCCGGATGGTATGCACTTTGAAGTTGCCGTTGTGAAATCCGAAGGTTCAAGCGGTTCACCATCCGCAAAGGTTTATCGTCTCACCGATCCCATGATGGAAGACGGAACAATTTTAAGAATGCAAATGATCATGAGAGATGAAAAACTTTACTCAGGACCCATGTCTTCGAAGTATGAACCATTAACAGAAAAAAGTATTCGAGATTATCAAACAAAACATAAATTAAAAGTTGACGGCATCGCCGGACCCGAAACACTCAGACACATGAAGCTAATTTAGTCTGTCGCACCGAGCGGAGACGAGGTGCAAAACAATCGCTCTTTAAAAAGTATAAACAAACCCTAAAACACTAATGACCTCGCACGGCAGGTCGGCTAAAATGAAACCCGCGAGCTAAAGCCGTGCATTTTTTTCTCTGTGTTGAAGATATTTACATTAACTCAAAAAACTATAAAATGGAAAACAAAATTTTCTTAATTACCATGATCACCCTGCTCCTTGCACTCGGCACTTCACTGTCCGGATGTTCATCATCTTTCTGGACATTCGAAAAATGCTTCGACTGCACGCAAGAGCCTCTTGTCTATCAAGGCACTATCACAGCAATCACCGGAGGTAACTACATACACAGTGCCTGCGTCAGCTGGGATTTGTCACAAGCATTTAGCACTTCAGGTTCATTTTTTGCAGGTGGTCAATTTCAGATTGAAGTTGTAACAAAAAACGGTGAGTTCTGTAGCCCCGACGACAACTCAGTCTATCGCATCATTATGCTCAATAGCCCTTGGGACTCCGGTGAAGAACCGGTTACATTTCTGCCCGGATCGGCATTTAAGAAGGTTAACTAACAAATTAAAACAAAATCATCATGACATTTTTTGAAGAGTACAAAAAATTTCTGGTCTGCCTTATCCTCGTGCTTATCCTATTACTGCTTCAATTGACGTTAGGATATAACTTCGACGAAGAAATCAGATGGGTAATCTGGGCAGCTATCGGATTACTTGGAATCAACTCTGTTCGTTATTCCGTTCTCTCTACAAGCGAACGCGATACACTCGACAGACTAAACAGATAAACCATGGAAATCAAAACAAAATTTTCACTCGGCGACAAAGTCGCACACTCAGACGGACAGGCAACCGTCACCGCTCTTAGAGTTGAGGTCACTCAGGAGCGGACTATCATTGCCTATCAACTTGATGACAACATCTATAAAGAATGGGATGAGAAAGCTTTGAAAGCGGTAACTAAAGAAGTAGCTAAGGATCAAAATTTAAAACAAACTAAATAACCGAAATGGGAAAAGACACTAAAAGAATCCGCATGTTCGGCGGTAACGACTTTCAACTTAAAATCGGAAGTACCTGGACAAATGTAGGTCACCTCATCAAAGGTGTTATTCGTGATGTCACCGAAAGCTCTAAAGTAACCCTCACAGACGCTACTCAGGTAACGGTTGACGGTGCCAGAGAAGCATCACTTATTGCTACGCTCGGACAGTCCTCTAAGGAAGAGATGGAATACGTTGACGATCTCGGCGGAAAAGAATTTGAAGCTTACTATTATAACGGGATCATTGACGGTAAGCATCAGGAGATTTATATCAAAGCTTTGAAGATAGTTCCTAAGATGGAACTTGAGATACCGGGAAGCCCGATGTCAATAGTGCTCGAAGGTGGTATGCAGCCGCAAGCTGCTAACGTATCGGTCACTCCTGATACAGGTTTACCTTCAGGAAAGTTTGCCACCGGTGCTTCACCAGTTACAGGCAAAAACAAGATGTATATGATTCTCGAAACCACTGTAGCGTAACTCATTTAACAATGCAGTCAGGATGGAATGTCTGACTGCATTATATTACTCAGCAACAATACATTAAAAAACATCATGGAAGCAAAAACTTACAACTTCAAAGCCGGATTCTGCGCGATTCAAGGCGAGCTGACTTATTTGCAGTCAAAAGAACTGCTCAAGCAACTCAAATCTCTCAAGATAGATTCTATAGAAGACGTTACAAAAATGACTATAGCAGACCTGATCACTACGATCTCCGACAGTGACCTCGTACCGGCACTGCTCGGTGTGATACTTTCGGCAGACAGTGAATATACAGATTATACCAAACTCACGATCTCCGAAATCACGGAGGTATTTGAAGATTTTTTTATTTTCAATCCCGCACTACAGAAGCTGTTCGGGATTGGAAAAAACGTTCTAAATTCGACCCCGATCTCGACCTCGAATTAGTCGAGCCGGAGTTCCCGTTCGCATGGCACGAGTTCTTGAGCTATACCGAAGAAAAGCTGCCCGGCTTTCTCGATGATACCGAAGAAGAATATGAGCTGATAATGATGAAAGAAACAGGAATGAAAATTGATGAGATTTTACTTTTGCCGGTCAGCAAGATTACTATCTGCCGGTTGATTAAAACCAAAGAAGCGTTTGTGAATTATCTGGTAAATAAAAGCGAGGAGACTACTTGAGTCCGAAAATATCTTTGAGGTCGAAAGGGTCTCTGCCGACAGACCAGTTATTAAACATGCCAACGAGAACTAATAATGCTACTGCAACCAATATGATTATTATGTTTTCCATGCTTTAACTTAATAATAAAAATTATAACTGTCAACCATTGTCACAGTCTTTAGGCGACGTACAATTACACCTGCTCTTAAATACCAAAGGGTTTTCCGAAGGGATAAAGTCCGCTATTAGAATGCTCGAAGTTCTTTCCCGGTCAGGTAAAGAACTCGGTGTATTTGAGAACATCAACCTCACAAAATCCATCTCGGAAATTGACGCACTTGCCCTTGCATCAGAGCGACTGCAAAAAGAGATCACAGATACTGCAAGCTCTCAATCCACACTTAAGACTGAAACCGACAAAGCCACTACATCCGTTGATCAGCATGAACAAAGCCAGAAAAGATTAGAGTCAACCACGGTCTCGCTTGGTGATAAAATTCAAAACATAGGGCTTCGGTTTCAGGGTTTCAAAGCTATTCTGTCTGTACTGAAATCAACGGTAATGGATTTGATAACTACTGCGGCTAATACGGAAACTCTCGGCGTTGTTGTTCAGCGAATGGGGAAGACAGCAGGTTACACAGCTTCTGAGGTTGATAAATTGGTAAGCTCAGTTCAAAAGAAAGGAATCACACTTGCTGAGTCACGCGATGCAGTAATTAAAATGATACAGGCAGAGCTTGACCTTTCGCGTGCTTCTGATCTTGCACGACTCGCACAAAATGCTGCTGTTAATGCTCAGATAAATTCTTCTGAAGCTCTCGGCAGAATCATTCATGGCATGACAACCTTTAATCCTCTTGTGCTTCGCAATATGGGAATAATGGTTAACTATGATCAGGTGTTCGATGACCACGCAAAAACCCTTGGCAAAAATTCTAAGGAGCTAACAAACGCTGACAAGACTCAGGCATCATTCAATGCAGTAATGCAGGCAGGCGAAAAGATAGTCGGCACTTACGAAGACGCAATGGATACCGCGGGCAAACGTGCAGGTTCTTATGCCCGCTATCTCGAAGCTCTCAAAGTATCACTGGGTGATTTGTTGCTTCCGGCATTCGGTAAAGTCGTTGACATTGCAACTAAGTTCACTGACTGGGTAACTAATGCCCCGACAGGTGTTCGGAGATTAATTTTATATTTGTCTGCTTTGGCAGTAGCGTGGACTTATTTGAATAGCTCAATGCCTAAATCGGTTGTAGCAGCCGGTGCATTTTTTTCGCTTGTACAGCTTCTGCCCGCTCCGATACGAATTGTAGTCGGTGCCGTCATGGCTCTCTCAGCATCAATGGCTATTCTTGCCACTAAGGCAACTATCGCAACAGGCGGTATGAATATTTTACTCGGTGTCATCATTGCCGGTATAGCACTGATCGGCGAAGGTATTCTCTCCGCTAAGTCTTTCTCAGAGGAAATATCAGAACTGTCTGAATCAGTCCGAAGCAACGCTGACGATATTGAAAGCTCAAACAAAAAACTTACAGAACTGCGATCCTTATACGATTCGCTTGCCTCTAACACCGTAATGACGAAAACAGAGCAGGATAAGTATAACGAAAAACTTTCCGAACTTGCTGAGTTATATCCGTCTATCGTTACAGGTATTGACTCTTCCACCGGTGCATATTTGACCAACGCAGACGCTGTCCGCCTCGTTATCTCAGCTGAAGAAGATCACCTGAAAGTCAAACATGAAAAATACCTCTACGACTTGGCTGACGGACTAATAAAAGTATCGAAAGAGTCAAAGTCTCTACAAAAGGAATATGACGGTTTAGTATCTCAAGCAGAGTCGTATGAACAAACAATCCGTCTGTCTAACGATGCAATCTCTGACCTTGAACAGACGCTTGCAAGTGCAACACTGGAACAAATTGCGAATTCCGGTGAATTACAATCTAACGAAAGAGCACTTGAATCATGGAAGAGAACTCTCGCTGACGCTAAAAGTAATTTAAGTGATACACGCCGTAAGTTGTCCGAAATACAGCCGGAGCTGCAAAAAACTACTGCTTACTGGAAAGACTTCATCGCACAAGCGATGAAGACAAACTCGCTGCCACAACTCTTCACAATGCTTAAAATGGCACTCGGAGATACTAAATACGCAACGCAACTCCTTGCTCAGGCATTTAAGCAGCTTTCGGTAGAGGCTATTATGTCCATGATGAATATCGTGGGCAATGCTCAACAGATGGCTCTTGCTTTTGCAATAATATCAAAGGCTAAAAAGGAATTGGAAGCCGGGTTCCCGGGTGCCGGTATGTTGTATCTCAAGCAACTCGAATTAATTAAATCAGGTTTTACGGTCCCGACAAATAAAACCGAAACTCCCACTCCACCTGCCGGGAGCAAAACCGGTTCTTCAAAAGAGAAAGACAAAGAAGTACTCAATGCACTCCAGGAACAGCTTAAAACTCTTAAAGAAATTGACAACGAACTTCAGCTCAACGCAGGGTTTCAAGGCACGGTCAATGGCCTGCTCGATAGAAGATTGCAGCTCCTGCGCGATATGTATTATACCATCACCGGTATAAAGGTTGCCGAAGAAATGATGCTCAATGATTACATCAAAGTTGTCACCGGTGCTGTCCCGCCGGAACTTTCCGGATTGATGGATATAGACGAACTTTTGAAAGGTGTGGACATCAAAGAAATGTCTCTCAAAGCCGTTGACAAAGTCGCAGACGAAACACTAAAACGTTTCACCGAAATCTCCAACCTGCAGGCATCGGTTAACCGTGACATCACCGAAAAGAAAATCGATTTAATTGAGGACGAATTTGATCGCAGACGTGCAGAGATTGACCTCACATATCAAATCGAAATCGGTTACGCAATGCAGCTGAAGGACATCACTGACGCTCAGCGTGACGCACTTCTTGATCTTGCCAGAAAGAAACAAGCACAGGATTTACGGCTCGTCGATGAAGAAGCATTCATTGCACCATTTAACCGTGCAGAAGGAATTGCAAACAACATTCAGGGAATCTTCAACTTTGGAGCTCACACAGTCTATGCTCATTTTCTAAAAGCTTTGCAGATCACACAGCAAATCATAACACTCTTCCAGACTCTTGAGTCTCTCGGAGCGTTGAAGTGGCTTGGCAGCTTGCTTGGCTCAATATTCGGATTTGCGATCGGCGGTCCCGCAGGTGCGGCAGCCGGTGCAGGTATCGGTGGTGGAGCTCTCGGCGGTATGCCGGGCTTTGGAGGAGGATCATTCGTCGAAAGAAATCCTGTCATGACCTCGAACATGATGCGTTCAACTCCACAAAAGGTCTATATTGATGCACATGTACACGGAAAGATTGACGGTCACGATCTGCGACTCCTGCAACGCAGGGTTGACAGGATCGAAAACAGGAGGGAAAACTAATGGCTTTCGAAACCATGGCAAAATCCTATTCCCTGCCTGTCGGAGATGTACAGGTCAAAATTCATTACGACCGAACTTGGACTCCCTACTATCTGGACTTTAATTTAACAGATCAGGATGACCAGCTCACACTCAGCTATGGTTATGAAGATGAAGACCTGCTTACATTTTACCCTAATATTACTAAATTCGTATTCGAAGACCACGACAGAAAGAATTTCGATGTCCTTAAATACTCACTCGGTGAATACGCACGGCTCGAACCCTCTAACAGATTTCAGTACGGCGGTGTCGAAGTATTCCTGAACGGTCAGTTAAAGTTTAAAGGATACATTGATGAACTTACACTCGAATACAACGAAGATAACCTCACCACATCGTTTGAAGCTCTTGATCTCACCGCTATGCTGTCAGACCTAATCGTTGACCGACAAAAGATATTTAATATCGTAGGCGAATTTATACGGCTTCCGTTATCCACATTTATTCATGCGATCTACCGCCAAATCTGGAGCGACTTCGGAATTGGCGTTTACGATGTGTCACTGATCAATTCCGGGCTCGGCGGTCTGTTTATCAAGCACGACTGGAGATTTACCGGTCGCAGAATTAACCCCTTCGAGGAGCGAACAAAAGACTGGAGTTTTCCGGTTCAGTTTCAGCAGACAATTTTTAATCTCGACAGTACCGGTCTTTTCAACGATGATAGACCCGGTCGCACGTGGGCTGACTTCCTCCGTATCCTTGCACTTCAATTTGCGGTTACAATCGGGTCTGAGGACTATGGCAAAGTTTACTTTGTGAAAAGATTCGGAACTTCAGGCAGAACTCCGGTGGATATTTCAAATCACATTGTAAATAACGAACTCTCAGTCCGCCTCTTTCTGCCCATTCTCAAGGGTGTACACGTAATCAACACATGGAACGGTGTAAGAATTTACAATTACGGTACTGTAGAACAAGAGTCAAACGGTTCGTTTGTATACCCGAACCTTGTAAAAGTGATTAATACCTATGTGGGCAGTTTCACGGAAGGAAACATCACCGGTACTGCTATATATGTTGACAATGGCAATTATCCGGTATTAAACGGCGTAAGAGACCCCGACCTCGGTGTCTCAGGTTTTCATGCTTATCAAGTAACCGGACAATGGTATCTTAAGGCGAGGATTCGACCGAAGTCACTCGTAGAGTTTACCGCCGACGGAATCAACTACTCAATGACCGGGCTGTACAAAGTTACACCTCCCGATACGAACGACATTTCTACAATCTTCCGACCTATGACTCTTGAGAAGTCTTATACAACGGCACAAACGAGAATAGTAGGAGTGGAAATCTGATGCCAAAGCGATACGTCAATGGATATAACACACCGTCTATTCTGCTCGTGCATAATGTCACCGCCGCCCAGGAACTGATCGAGCTTTCTTTCAAAATGCAGGCACTCAAAGAATTTTACGAGAAAATTTCGGTCACTACAAAACTAATTGATGGATCGAAGAAAAAGAAAGTCCGCTATTATGACTATGCCTGGCTACTCGATTACAAAGAGTATGCAGAGAAAGATGATTTACTGCTCATTCAAAGGATTGAGAACGCCGAGACTGATAACAAAACTATATACCTGACTCCGCACAAAGATTACCCGTGGAGACGTTTCCGGGTTTTAGTCAAAGACGAACTTCGGGAACTTGACCTGCACTACCATCACGGAGGCAGAGAACTTACTGCAAACAAATCATTCCATATCGGATTTGTTAATGCGGAAAAAATTACAAAACAGCAGTTCGTTGATCCCGACTATGTCCCGGTCATGGCAGCAATATCATGCGAAGAATTTTGACGGCGATATTTTATAAAATTATTTTATATAACTCTAAAATTTTAAAATGCATTCAGCTACAATAACCCTTAGAGACCTTACAACCGGTGCCGGTATTGCCGGCTTAACCGTTACGCTTCGAGGACCCGCAGACAGTTACACAGCTAACCTATACACCGCTACTGGTGTTGCCGGTAAACCGGGAGCGTATGAGTTTGTTGGCGTTGTGTTCGGTAAATACAAGCTCTTTGTAAACGGTGTCGAAGATAAAACCTTCGGCGGAGATAACGGAAGATATTTTCCTGTCTCCGACATGACAGATATTGCACTCTGCCTCGATGGTGATAACTACAACGCACTCGACAAAAAAATCACCAACGTTGCATCACCGACAGCGGGTAAAGATGCAGTCAACAAAGAATCTGCCGACGCTTCTTATGACCCGGTCGGATCGGCTGCGGCTGTAGCTGCTGCTTTAGGCGCTTTAATTGCTGAAAAAGTTTCAAAGTCCGGTGATACAATGTCCGGCAATCTAAACATGTCCGGCAATAAAATCGAGAACCTGCCGACTCCGACTGGAAACTCCGATCCTGCAACAAAAGGATATAGCGATTCCAAATATCTCAATAAGCAAGACCCGGTTTCTCAACAAGTTTATTCTGTCCCGATGTTTAGAACTCAGTCACCATTTGTTCATCCTACAGCTGTCATGACTAATATCAATCAGCTTGCAACAATAGGATGGATAAAGCAATATTTCCAAAGTTTGATAAATGGTGAGGTCACTGTTTATCAGCAAAGCGAGAATATTGCAAGAGTATTATACTCAGGAGCTAATGAAACTAACCAGGTATTTCTTTCAATTAATCTTGCATCGATATTCTCGCAGTCGGTGGCTACTGTAATTAGACAAATGTTAGTTCTGATAGAAGGCAATGGTGTAAACGATCAATTCCCGGTTAACTCTCACAACTATCTCGAACCGGCTAACATTTCCGACTATGTACATATCGCAGGAATTAACAGAACTGTTCTGATAAATTTGCGAGAAGATACTTATTCAGCGAACTATGGAAGAACTGTCATATCAAACTGCACACTCGATAACCTTTCAGAAGATGCAACTACATTATTTGAGAATATAATTTTCATCAATTGTAAGTTTCAAAATTCCCATGGTGCAGGTGCGACAATGACATTTACGAATTGTGACTTTGTTTCTGGTTGTGAAAATCGAAACATAACGAATTTCACTACATCTAATTGCCGGGGTACTGTTTTTGATATGACTACTTCGATGTATAAGATCATAGGAGGAATTCAACATGGTTCACACCAAATTCTTTCAACTGAGGGATACCTGAGCGGGAAAAGAATTCTCGGTACACTTGGAAGTAACGTAGCATCGGGATCATTTATTACGCTTGGAGATGGAAATTATTTCTTTATCACCGGCACAACTAACATTGAATATATTTCAAATGTAGGTTGGACAGCAGGTTCAATTATTCACTTAGAGTTTTCAGGTACTCTTGACTTGATACATGAGTTGCTTCCTACACAAGAGAATGAAGCGGGAATTTCTTTAAAGGCAGGTACAGATTTGACGGTCAGCAATGGCTCTTTTATTTCATTATTCTTAAACAGTGACAAAACTTTTTGGAGAGAGATTTGAAAACTCTTGCTCATGGATTTATAAAAAGTCAGATTGATTCAAAAGCTTCACCCACTAAATCCGAATCAATCCAAATACTTTATAGAGCAGATGATGAGAGCAACACGGTAAAGGTAATTACTTCGATCACAATTGTAAATAACTCGGAAGAATCTTGTTGGCTTGACCTATATTTGGAATTAGATCAAGCGAGAGTTAGAGTTGCTCCTGTGCAAATGACCTTAGACCCTGGAGAGATGTTTATAAACGATACAAAATATGTTCTTCAACCTTTAAATGCTGTGATAGCTCTTAGTTCTAAAAATCGTGCATTGAGTTTCATTATAACAGGATATGAGCATAAGGATAATTAACACTCATGGAAAGATTAGATATGAAGTTCCTGGTAGAGTATCGGAAGCTTTGGATATTAATTTTTCCAACGAGGAATTCTCGATCATGTCTGATGATTCAGAAATAGTTTTGACTCTAACTAAAACGCCAGTACAAAATTCTGAAGTGATCTTAATAAACGGATTAACATTAAATAAAAACGAATACATTTTAAACAATAATCAAATTCACCTCACCTATCCATTGCGAGAGGGAGATCTCATTAAAGTGAAATATTTATAATCTAAAATAATAAAATGGCACAAACACAAATTCGGGCTTCAACCCAAATCAAAGCAGGTAGTATCGTTAATGACAACATTGCGAACTCTACCATTGCGCACAGTAAATTGGATGCAGCGAATTCACCATCAACAGACGATATTCTATCGTTTAATGGGACTAAATTTAACTGGGTAAACAGATTCACAATCCAATCCGGGCTTGACTTTAAAGAGTCAGTTCGGGCAGCAACAGTCGGAAATATTACACTCTCCGGTACACAAACTATTGACGGTGTCGCGTTGGTGGTTGGAAATCGTGTATTGGTAAAAAATCAAACAACCGGTTCGGCTAATGGAATCTATGTTGTTGCTTCAGGTGCTTGGACTAGAGCTGCTGATGCAGTTCAAGGTTCGTTGACAGCTAACGCTTTCTGTTTCGTAGAGGAAGGAACTACACAAGGTGATACCGGTTGGGTTCTGACAACCAACGATCCAATAACTGTCGGCACAACTTCTTTAACTTTTTCACAATTTTCAGGTGCAGGCGCAGTAACCGGTTCAGCACCAATTGTTGTTACGGGTAATAATATATCCTTGAACATCTCAGGAACTACTGGACTCGAAGTCAACAGTTCCGCGTTGCGAGTCATGACTGACGGCAATACGATTGAAAGACATTCGAGTGGCATTCGAGTGGTTGCCGGTGGAATATCAGCGAAAGAACTCGGTACGAATGCTGTTGTCACGGCTAAGATACTCGATGCTAATGTAACTTTCGCAAAGATTGAAAATGGTGCAGCTTTATCAGTATTAGGGCGTTCCGCAAACTCTTCCGGTGTTATGGGAAATATAGCTGCCGGAACTGATGGACACGTACTTCGAAGAAGTGGTACTACACTGGGTTTTGGAACTCTCGCTGCCGGTGCTTTTGGTAGTAATACAATACCTTTAACAGCTATTCAAAATCAAGCAGCCAGGACAGTTCTTGTCAACGCTACTAATGCTTCAGGAGCTATCACTGCTTTGGCATCAGCTACCGATGGACATGTATTGAGACACGATGGCATAACATTAAGTTGGGGACAGGTTAAAAAAGCTGGAATCGAAAATGCTGCGGTAGATTATGATAAGATTGATAGAAACGCCTCCGCCGGAGCATTCACATTCATAGCTGCTAATCCAAGTGTTGATATGAAATTCCTAAATGCTTTCTGGAACTTTGGTACTGTACCAACAGGAACGATCAATGGTAGTAACGTAACATTCTCACTGGCAAGCACACCTGTTGCAGGTACAGAGATAGTTTATCTTAATGGACTTCGACTAAAACGTGGAGCCGGTGACGACTATCAGATTTCCGGAGCTACTATCACAATGAACGATGCACCATTAACCGGTGATGTATTATTAGTTGACTTCATTAACGCATTATAAAAATGGCTCGAACTCGAATCAGATCAAAAGATATACTGGATGGTGGTGTTAAGCGTGAAGATATTAACACCACTATTTCCGGTCGTGCAATAATCACAAAACTAATTGCCGGACACGGCATTGGTTTAACCTCTACAGGTGTAGATTCGGGAACTGGAGATGTAACGGTCACATTGAGTCAAGGAACAACTAACACAATTCCTCAATTTGGTGCTCATTTAGGTTTAGTTGATTCAATCATCACCCAAGTAAGTGGTAAAATTGGAATCAATCACAGTGGTACACCTCAAGAGATGCTGACAATATCACAACCTGCTGCTTCGGGAATGCTTGGAATACGATTTAATTTGACAGGTGCGGGTTCTTGGAACTGGACACTTCAGGGGGATGGTGGAAGATTCAAATTGTTGTCAAATGGTACTCCTGTAATTACTACAAATTGGTCAAGAGAAGTAGGTTTAAATGTAACAGGAGATGCTGGTGCAAATTTACATATTCGAGATTTCACAACATCAAGTACAACTGCAAATACCCCTATAATAAGATTGGAAACACGTTATCATTCTGGTGGTTCTTTACGTCAAATTACATGGCATGATGGCACAAATATCACGGGATCGATTGCTACAAATTTTGACGGTACATTTACAAACTTGGTGTTTGGTCACTTGTATAATGGTGGTTACAAAACTGACAATTTGATGACATTATTTGGAAATGGAAATTTGACATTGAGTGTAAATAGCAAATTTGCAATTGGAAATGATGTTTCAGGAGAACCAAGAAGTATAAAACTAAGAAGTGGTTATTCCGGAGATCAATCTGACGCAGGTACAATTGCTTATAGACCAGCTTGGTCAGATGAATCATTGTCAATCATAGGAGCGGGTACAAGTGCAGGTAGTAGGATAGTTCATATTTGGGATATTATAAGAAATGATAATATTGGTGGAACACCTGCTCAAGATGGATTGGATTATACAACAATCAGTAGAGCTTATGGTGATATAAATGATGGATATGTTTTGTCAAATCCAGAGGGTTGGTTGGAAGTTAACATTGGTGGATATTTAAAACTCATTCCATATTATACTCCTGAATAATAAAAAAAACTTAAACAAAAATGAAAAGAAAGACAAACAAAAAAACCACATCAAAGGTAACAACGATACGGAGTCATGGACAAAATACTCCAGCGATTTCTTTAGAAGAACAGATCAAACGAGATAAAATTAAAAGAGTGACTCAATGTAAGGAAGTAATTGAATCTGCACTTTTAAAAAACAATTGCAGGTTAATTTGTTCGGTGGTAGTAAGTGAGAACGGAAATTCACCAATCATTGATATAATTGCGAACGATAATGTTACAACATAGGGTGGAGTGAAGGGGTTTTTTGTTAAAAAAGTGCGTATCCGTGCAATTATTTTTTCAAATAGCGCCGTTTTTCTTTTTCAAATATCGCTGTACAATATAATAATGGTCCTGATTCTGCGGTGTAATCAAAACTAGTGAGCACTTTCTCACCGTTTATCCAAACGTCAACATAACCGCCTGCATCCGTAAAAGATCCTGCATTGTAGCTTGAATTAATGAACCTTATATAAGAGTAAGACGTATCCTGACCGACTGGTTCCGGATCAATCGAAGATTCCTGACAACCCTGGAACGATATCATTACTGCAAAGA